CAGTAAATGTTCCTTCAATTGTATCATCATTTAATATAAACTCTGTAACTTCATCAGAGCCAATTTGAAACTTAAATACGTTTTCAATGATGGCTGTGGCATCTGAAGATTGGCCCTCTATTTCTCGCCCAACTAACTCAGATGTGTCACCTACCGTACCAATCGCTCTTAAAATTTTACTTGTGCTAAATTTACCATCAGATACTCTTAATAATTGTTCTCTAGGAAAAGTTGTTTCAGATTCTTCGCCAAATAATAATCTAAAAAATATTTGATGACCTACGTTTGTACCTTTTGCTCTATATAGTGATTTTATATTTTTAATTAAATTTCTTCTGTTGATATTAGTATTTAATTCTTCAGGTATTGTATTTAAAAATTCATTTCTAAACTTTGTTAAAAAGTTTGATATTACTTTATCAGGGTCTCTAAAGTTTAATAACTCTTGTATATTATTTACAGGATTTGGTCTATAATTATTTACAACTGCCTGAGCGTTAGAAGAAGCTCCTAATATTATTTCATCTTTTACAAATTTATTTTGTGCTTCTATAAACAGTCGGTTGTTTGTTAAATCTTCTGCTAATATTACTGAAGTTGCTTGAGATGTTTGGCCTGTTATTGTTTCGCCTCTTGTAAATTTACCAAAAGAGGTGCTTTCTAAAAGTATTTTATCTCCGGCATCTAATTGTGTACGATCAGTGTCGATACGTGAACCATCTAATAATAATTTATTGTCTTGGTTTGTTTCAGTTTCTAAAATAATACCGTCAGTTGTTTCAACTGATGTAACTGCCAACTCGGCAGACTCCATAAAAGTATAATATATCTTTAAAAATTCTAAAAACTTTGGATGGTCATCTAATACGAAATCAGGAACCTGAGACGTTATCAGGTTTGATATTTTATCAAAAAACTTTGCCATGTTTATCTACTTGAATATGTTGTATAACCTATACCAGCATCAGCAGAGCCACCAATGAAAGTATCGGCTTCAACTGTGATAGATGAGTTTGCCGTATCAATTTCTATAATTTGATTTCTGACTGGCACTATATCGTTTGACTTTGGCACTACTGTTAATTCAATCACTGTTGAAGTTGCACCTCTTATATTTGATATTGTAGAAATGTTTAAGGATGTTAATTGAATTTGTCCAGTAGTATAATTAATTGTTCCTTGTGTATTGTTTGCATATGTTCTTGTACCGCTAACTAAACGATAACGTCTTACATTTCCTGCACCGTCATCATCAAGGAAAAATTCATTTGTTGTATCACCTGAAACTTTAAATCCTGAAGATTCTAATATACCGCCACTTGTAGCATTATATCCTGAAACAGGATTATATAAGGCGTTTCTAAAATAAATGTCGTATCGTGTAGAGCTATTTAAAGTAGGTGTAAATGTTTTTCTTATTTTAATTGTAGTGATGTTAGAAACAATACTTGTGTCTGCATCATCTATTAATCCTATAACTTTAGAATATCTAAACACACCATCAAACTTTTGTAATGTGTCTGAATTAAAATTTCCAAGTGCTGTAACAACATCAGACTTTAATGTTGTAGCTGTTTTTGTAGTTAATTTTTCATCATATTTTATTGTTGATGTTAAAAGTACAGAAGTTGTTTCTGGATCTACAATTTGTGGTTCAACAGAAGCCACATTGAATTTTTGTAATTGTGTAATAATACTTTGTTTTGTAGCTGTTGTTAAAGTAGAACCTGATGCAGCCTTAATTGCTATAATCACTTTACCATAAACAGGTGTCTCATCATCTTCACCACCCCAAGCACTAACTGATAAAGCGTTTGGATAAATTGTTCGAACTAAAGATTCATAATCAGAAGTTGTAACAGCACGATTTTGTGCTGTATATTGTAATGGCGCATTAAAACGAATTGACTCTCTTGTTTCTGCTGGGGTGCCACCTTGAGCATTTGATTTTGTTGTAACAGTTAAATTTGAAAATCCTCCAATTGTTGATGCTGGTGTAAATGTAGAAGCATCATTAGCTGCATCAATATTTGTAACAATATATTCTAATATAACTATGTTACCATCTACTAATGCACTGCCAATAGTGTCATCGCCAAAATAAACTTCAAACTTACCTTCTTCAGCTTCTTGTAGAAAATAAACTTTAGATGTTGAACTTACATCAGCCAAACTTGTTGCTAAAGTATATGTGCTTGTTGTTGTATTAGTAGAACTTGTTTGAACTTTAACAACCAAAGTTGATGTATCAGCAAAAGGACTTGGTATAATAAATCTTTGATCGGTGTCTGTTATATCAACAGTGTATCTAAAAGTAATTAAAGTGCCCTCATATATTTCAACATCAGCAAATTTATAAACACCATCTACTGGTGTAGTTATAACGTCTTGATTGTTAATAAATTGAAAAGAGGTGTCATTTACAGTTGATGTAAAAACTGTTCCTTTTGTCATTGTAATAGAAGAGCCTGTGGCATTATTTACTGTAACATCTATAGTAGCATGAGGCGATCTTACGGAAGAGGGTGTGTAACCTAACATCTTTGCCAATGAAACAATATTTTTTCTTATGTCAGCGCTGTCTAAATACATTTCATTAACTAACATATTAGCATTAAAACCTAGATAGTGTGTGTTATAAGCTAGTATGTCTAATAAAATTGCAAAGCCTGAACCTTCAAAATTATAATCTTGGAATTCAGATTGATTTTGTAAAAATGTTTTTAAGTTAGATTTGATAGTGTCAAAATCAAAATCTGATACTACTAATTTATTACTTGCCATGTTATCTTAATCTTTCTAAAAATGTTTGCACAGTAACTAATTGATTTGAACCTATTACATAGAAATAAATTGATAAGTCATATGTATTTGTATCAATATCAGGTTTTGCAACAATCTGTACTAACCTAATTCTTGGTTCAAAATTAACTAAAACTTCTTCTACTTTTCTTTGTAGATTTAATGATGTTAAAGGCGTCATTGGTTCAAACAATATTGCTCTTACATTAGAACCTATTTCAGGGTGAAAAGGCCTTTCAAAATGCGAAGTGTTAATTAAATTACGTACACTTCTTTTAACAGCTTCTACATCTGTTAATTTATTTACATCATTGGTAACCGTATTACGACCAAAATCTAAATCTAAATCTTTATATTGTCTTGTAGCTCTTTTACTTTTATTTAAAGCAGTGGTTCCAGAGGCATCGTAATTTGGCATAATTGTTAATATTTATATAAGATTTTATTCTTTAAGCTAACTTTATTAAACCTTGTCCATGTACTCTATGATTTAGTAAAGTTAATACTTGTTGTCTATTTTGTCCGTTAGTAAAACTGATATGAAACCAAGGTAAACCAGAGCCATCTGTTTTATATTCTAATAAGAATTGATCATAGGGTATAAGGTCTTTTACAATTTTTGCTCTATCAAAATAATCAGATTTTGTAATATCAGGCCATTGTATGTCTATTGCTTGGCCTTTAGGATGCTGACTTGAATTACTAGTGCCACTCTTAAATGGTCTCCATGTACTAGTTATTATATAAGTTGGAAATCTTTGAAACAATGGTTCACAAACATTTAATGCTAAGAGTTTAAGATTACACACAATTTCTTCTATTGTTAAATATGGCGAACCTACTGGCAACTCTGATAGAGGATGTTCAAAATGTACACCTAAACCAGTAGAAATTGTTTGATCTGTGTCTCTGGTTAATTGTTTAACAGTAAAATTAGTGCTGAGTTGTATAGCTTCAATAGTGTCTAAGTCACCTGCAGCTGCGGTCACTACTGATTCAACACCTGCACAGTTAATATTAGGTGTGCCTGTAAATGTACTTGGTTGAACTGAACTATCACCTGTTTCTTGTGGTAAACCTGGTTCGCCGCCGTTTTTAGCAACTGATGTTCCTATAGGCAAAACATTTAATCTTAATTTTTCTTTATCTGATCTTGGCAGAGCAGTAAACAATTCAATAGCATTTGTTGCATCAAAAGTTGCTTCTTCATCATTTTCATTATGTGCAACATCTAAAACAGCAGTAGGGCCAGTTTTAGAATCAAAACCTGAACCTGCAAATACATTTGGTGAACCTGAAGTTATTTTTCCTGCATCAGCTTTATCACCTACTCTTGCAATTTTTTTACCTGCCGCAAAAACAGTAAATGAACCTTGTTTTACGGTGCTTACATGGTCACTACAAGTAGGAGGAAAAGGATGTGAAACAGTAGGGTCATCTATTCTTGCAACTAAAATACCGTTTGCAAATACTGTATTTTGATCAGGCGTGTCTAAGACTGTTGTGCTTACACAACCATGACCTGTAGTTAAAGAGTCTCCTTCACGTGAAACCGCTGGCACTATTTTTTTCCTTTATTGTAATAGTTTTTAAAAGCTTTTTACATATTGATGTATTAAGCATTTTTTATAACAAAAATATTATATTATTTTATAGAACTATTAATTTTATTAAAATTACTAACTTATTATTATTTATATAATTATAATAAAAATGTATAATTTTTTAAAAGAACTAACTCCAAGGAAATGGACTATTTGAGGTTGGGTGTAATTCACCCTTAGCGTACCGGTCAAATCTAAAAGGTTTTAATAATTTGCTTTCTTGTCC